GTCAGAAGAATATTCAGATGCAGATTCTGTTCAAGATACGTTTGTTCAGCAAAGAGGGTTTGAAAATAATAAAAACGGAGAAACAGGTGATATTAGAGAGTTGCAGAAAAAAGGTATTTTAGAAAAACCACTATCTAGACCTAAAGAAGTTTCTAAAAGAGGCGGAAAAACCTCCTCAGCATTTTATGATGAGGATTAATTATGGCAAAATCTCCAAAACCTAAAGGTGAAAAAATTATAAAAAATTTTGATGGTAGTAATTCACCATCAGATTTTTCAATACCCTCTGTTGGGATAGAAGATATTGATCGTGCAATTTTTGAATTATTTGATAAAAAACTGGCATTTGAAGTATCACATAAGGGAGTACTTCAAAAAGTCCCTGTTATCTTTGCAGCAGGTGAGAGATTTGCGCTTACAAGAAGAAAGAATCCAATTAGAGATAAAAATAATGCCATTATCTTACCTGTAATATCAATAATGAGAAATGATATTGATTTTACTACATCGCAGGCTGGAAAAGGAACACCAATTTCATTTAGAGAACAATCAAAGTATGTTGTTAAATATAGGCTTAGTGAAAGAGATAGAAAATATCAAAATATAGTAAATAAAGATGAAATAAAAAACCAACCAAACGTATCTTCTTTAAATAATCTTTTAACAAACGATGGATTAACGGGCGGCTATGGTTCGTCTCCTGGTACAGTTGCATCTCGCAGGTACGGTGGTTTAAGCTTTTCAAAAGATGGTTATGTAAATATAAAAGAAAATTTAGGAAGAAATATATTTGAAATTGTAGAGGTACCTTATCCTGAGTTTATTGCAATTACTTATGATGTTGTTTTCTGGACGCAATATATGAAGCAAGCAAATGAAATGCTTGAAACGCTTTTATTAAGCTTTACTGGGCAAGGAGAGGAAATCCCTATCAAAACAAATGGAGGATATGAGTTAGTTGCATTTTTTAAAGGACCATTTACAAATGGTGCAAATTTAGATGACTTTACAGATTCAGAAAGAATTATCAAGCATAATTTTTCAGTAACAATTCCGGGCTATATTATCAATCCGGATCACCCTGGATTACCAAAGCTTGTAAGAACTTACTACTCAGCGCCTGTAATTGACTTTACATATTATGATGCAGATGCAGCGATAATTGATTATCAACCAGAGCGACATAAAGATAAAGTTAGAAGACATGCTTTGACAGATGTAACATCAGAAACAATAAACGATAGAAAAAGGGGCGAGTCAAGAGAAGTTTTAAAAAATCTTGTTCAAAATCCTTTTGGTGATTCAACCAAGACAGAATTTTCAAAAGTAAAACTTAGAAATGCTAGATCTGGTGAAACTGTTGCTTCTAGTCATATTGTTAAAGAAATTGACAAACAACAAGAATAATTATGATTAGATGTTTGATTATAATCATGATAGTTATAATAGGTAATTAAGGAGAGATTGATGGCTGAACAGACTTTCAGATCTCCGGGTTTTTTTGAGAGAGAAATTGATTTAACCCAGAGAACAAGAGAAATAGAAGGTGTCCCTGCAGGAATCATCGGAATGTCAGAAAAAGGTCCTGCATTTGTTCCTGTAACGGTAGGATCTTTCGTAGATTTTGAAAGAAAATTTGGAACACTTAACACTGATTTTTTTGGTCCATATGCAGTTAATGAGTGGCTTAAGCATAGGACAGCAGTAACTTATATAAGAGTACTCGGCGCCGGAGCAAATAGCTCAACAACTGATATATCTGCAACACAGACAAAAGGAACTGTTAAGAATGCAGGTTTTAAAATAAAAGGTTCTATGGAATCATCAGGGATAGATCCACTTACAAGGCATAAGGGTAGTGTAATTTTTATTGCAGCTCTTCATAATGAAGATGCAGATAATGAACCATCTGGATATCCTATATTTACTGATAATGACTCGTTTGATACTTCTACTTACTTAAGAATAGTAAGAGGAATGATATTTACTGCGACAGGCTCACGCGTAGAGGTAATGAATCATAGTGCTTCTTGGTCTAAAAATCATTCAGCAACTACCTCAGATTTAGCAACAATATCTAGCTATTCAGGTGCTGAAGATGAAGGAACATTTAAACTAGTTCTTTCATCAGCATTAGGTTCAGATTTTGGTTCAGCTGAAGGGAATTCTGGGCTTAGAATATATACAGCTTCACTTAATCCGACAAGTAAGCATTATATTGGAAAAATATTAAATACAAATCCAGATCGCTTTCATGAAGAACAACATCTTCTTTACGCTGATTTTCCTGTTGAAAGTGAAATTGCAAAAGTTGCATATCATGCATCTAGCGCAACTGTAGGTATTGTTTCAGGTTCTACAGGTACATCTGCAGGATCAGGTGATACGTCGTTATCATTTAGAGATATGTACGGTTCGTTTAATACAAGATACACAGCCGCACGTACAACTTCATTTATTTCACAACCATTTGGAACAAGAGAGTATGATCTTTTTCACTTTGAAATGATTGATGACGGTGATGTTGGAAATAATAAGGTAAAAGTTTCAATATCAAATATTAGAAGATCAACAAATCCAAAATATTCTTTTGGAACATTTACAATACTTGTTAGGGATTTTTCTGATACAGATACAAATATGAAAGTTCTAGAAAGATATCCTCTTTGCAATCTTGATCCTGACTCTGAAGATTATGTTGCAAATAAACTTGGTGATATGAAAGTATACTTTAATTTTGATGCAGAAACAGAAACTGAAAGAAGATTAAATGTTACTGGTAAACGACCAAATAAATCTGCATACGTAAGAATTCAAATGAATTCACTTGTTGAGGATCGAGAAATACCTGATACTTCTTTACCTTTCGGTTTTAGGGGTTTACCGGTTCTTAAGACAACAGATTCACTTACAGATTCAACTGCTACGTTAATTGAATCAAAAGGACAAACAGGCGGAAGATTGGCAAGACAAGCGTCCAGAAATGGTGTATCAACTGAATTGGGCAGCAAACCTTTGACACATGCAATCTTACCTCCTGTACCTCTAAGATTTAAAGCTACACGCGGCGCAGTTCAACAAGGAGCATCTCCCAAGTTTACAGGTTATCCAGGTGCTAAAGAATTAGCAGACAATAGATTCTTTTGGGGTATTAAGTTTGAAAGGGTTCCCTTGACAGGCAGTGTTTCAAAAGCATTGTTAAGTTCAAATGGCTCCGGCGCATCTAACAATCTTATTAAGTCATATTCTAAATTTTTAGGAATTGAAAAACTTGATGCATTAGTTACAGGTTCAGGCGCAGATGCTTTTTGCAATAATAAATTTACATTAGCAAGAGTTGCACTTTCAAATAGGACATCAGCAGAAACCGGTGTTTTAGATACTGAAATCAACAACATGGTAACAGGTGCAGCATCAGACCATATGAAAGAAGCAGCTTATATTAGAAATGGTAAACCTGCATCACCACAATATACTGTAGCAGATGGTCAAATAACAAGAAGATTAACATTTGGCTCATTAGTAGCTGCAAAATCTGCTACTAAGTTTAATAGATTTGCTGATTATCTTAAGTTTACAAATATGTTTTATGGTGGTTTTGACGGACTTAATATTGTGGATAGGGATCAAAGATTGATGAATGATAAGGCAACATCAATTGAAACCCAGTCAGGAACAGCCGGCGGAAAAGCAGGCGGCGGAACAATAAGTTATTTAAATCTTCATGTTGATTCACACCCAGGTACTGGAAAGTTCAATAATGCAATTAGCTCTTATAGAACTGCAGCAAGAATAATTACTGATCCTCTTGCAACAAGGGTTAATGTAATAGCAATTCCAGGAATTAGGGACGCTTATGTAACAGACTACGTTAGTGATCTAACAAGAGATTATAGTAAAGCAATATATATAATGGATATGCCTTCATACGATGATGATACTGTAAGGGTTTATAGCGATACTACTAAGAACCCAAATGTAAGAAGAACAGTAGAACAGTTTTCAGCAAGAAATTTGGATAATAATTATGTTGCATCATATTTTCCTGATGTTATATTAGATGATCCCATCAATCGTTCTGCAGTTAATGTTCCATCATCGATTGCTGCTATTGGCGCTTTGGCATATAACGACTCTGTTGCTTATCCTTGGTTTGCTCCTGCAGGATTCAATAGAGGTTCGTTAGAGGGAATATTAAATACAAAAGTAAGATTAACAGCAGAAGATAGAAATATTCTATATGATGAAAGAATTAATCCTATTGCTAATTTTCCAAGAGGAGGATTTGTAATATTCGGACAAAAAACTTTACAGCAAGCAAGATCAGCACTTGACAGGGTTAACGTAAGAAGAATGCTTCTTGAAGTTAAGCGAATAGTATCTGATGTTGCAAATAAATTAATATTTGAACAAAATACACCGTCTACTAGGGCAAGATTTGTTTCACAGGTAACACCTCAATTAGCTATGATTCAGGCTCAGCAAGGAATCGATCAGTTTAAGGTTGTCATGGACTCATCAAATAATACTTCAGAAGATATTGAACAAAATAGATTAAATGGAAAGGTTATTTTAGTTCCGACAAGAGCTGTTGAATTCATTGCTATAGACTTTATCATAACAAATTCAGGCGTAAGTTTTGAATGATGATAATTAAGAATATAGAAAAATTTATGGAGAACATACATGGCAGAATTAACATTTAAATCAGCAGGGGTAAGCACAAGAGAGATTGATTTATCGCAACCGCGTGTTTCAGGCCCTTCAGGAATTCCTGCAGGAATTATTGGAACTTCGGTTGAAGGACCTGCTTTTGTTCCACTGACTTTTGCTTCATACACAGAATTTAAAGATATATTTGGTGCAGCAGACGGTGAAAAATTTGGACCAATTGCTGTTAGTGAGTGGTTGAGCAATGCACAATCTTGTACATATATTAGGGTTCTTGGCGCAGGAGACGGAAAAAAGAGAAATACAACAACTGGCAACGTTACAAATGCTGGTTTTGTTGTTGGTAACAGAGTTGTACAAGCAAATGGCCTCTTAGGCGATAATTCATATGCAAATTCAGGGGTTGGTGCTGCAGAAGGCAGAACATATTTCCTTGGCGCATTAATGTCAGAATCAAATGGAAGTACTATTTTTAGCGAGGCAGGTATTCAAGTAGACGCAACAAAAGCGGTTGCATCTTTTAAGTGTGTTGCTTTTTTAACTGGTGCAGTTGTATTGAAAGATGCACATGGTAAAGAGATAGCTTACCATTTTCATACAGGAACAAATGGTACTGGAGTACGTGGCGGCGCGACAGTAGGTAACCTTCCAAAAGGATGTATAGTAAATTGTAATAGTCAAACAGCAACAGAAATTGCAAGTAATTTTGCTTTAGCTATGACAAACGCTAGCCTTAGTGGTCACAGAGGTACGATATCCGGATCAAATAATGGTGCTATCACACACTTTACACAGTCTATGCCTGGTTTGATTGGAAATAGTAGTATTACATACAACAGCACTATTTCAGCAGGTAGAGCAACGCTTGAAGTAAACGCACAAGCAAAAGATTCTCAGTTCAGATCCGGCTCAGGTGGTGCAGTGCCAATCCTCCGCGGCGTTTTGTTGGCACCGAGTGGAGTTGTTTTACACTTAAGCGGAAACCGCGTGGGATCAACGCGCTCAGATGCACCGTCAACTGCATTAACAGCAAGGGCAACAGATCAATCTACCATGGCAAGGAAGGGAGGTGTAACAGGATCAGTAAATCTTTCATCGCAAGAATTTGTAATGTTAATGAACGGATTTAAAGGTTCTGGAACAAAGCTTACAACTACAATAACTGCTTCGTTTGATATGACTTCACCGACATATTTTGCAAATGTATTTAATACAGATCCTCTTAGAATTGAAGAAAAGGGACATTTACTATACGGGCATTATGACGTATATCCTGATCTTGCAGCAGTTACAGGTTCTGGTGCAGTTTTAACTGGTAGTCATAATCCAAGTTCAATAATGGATATTGGGTTTTTACTTACATCATCTATTGCAAGAATTGGTGCAAACGCTTCAGCAGGATCTTCTACAGTTCCATCTTATGAATCGTTTGAAGATAGATTTTCACATGCAAAATCACCTTACATTATATCACAAGGATACGGTGCATCACCATACAATCTTTTCAAAATCCATGCACTTTCAGACGGTAAGGCAGGATCAACAAAGTTTAAAATATCAATAGAAAATTTAAATAAATCAACATCAGATTCTGATAGTTACGGAACTTTTGATTTAATTGTTAGAAATTTTTACGATTCAGACGATGAAAAGGCTGTACTTGAATCGTTTAGAGGGTTAACATTAAATCCTGAATCTGACAGATATATTGCAAGGGTAGTTGGTGATCAAAATATATATTATAATTTTGATAATGATGCAGAATCACAAAAAATAATTGTTGAAGGATCTCATCCGGTTAGGTCTAGATTTATTAGAATTCAAATGTCAGATGAAATGAAAAAGGTTTCCGTTCCTGATACGGCGCTTCCAATGGGATTCCGCGGTCCAGGGCATCTTGTTACAAGTGGCTCATTACTTTCAGCTGAGGAAGATCCAAGTGTATTTTTAAGTTCAGACTACTTACAAAGAGTTGTTGAACCACCTATTCCTTATAGGGGTACAATTGCTCAAGGAACAGGCTTGAAGAAAAGATCTGATTCTAGACTATACTGGGGAGTTCAAAGTACAAGAAAAACTTCTGCAACAGAACCTAATAAAGTCGGTCTTTTTGACAAATCATTAAACACTTACACAAAGCATTTTCCGAACCATAGAAAAGATACAACAAATATTTGGGTAGCAGATAATACTACTTCGACTCTTGTTGCTGGATCTAAGCTTCATAATGATGAATTTAATAATAACAAATTTACATTGGAAAATATTAGAGTTAGAACAGGTTCTGATGGGTTTGCGGATCCAGAACAATGGGCTAGTGCTTCTTACGTTAGGCAAGGTGGTATTGGTGCAAATGAATCAAACTATACACAGGCATTTAGAGTTGACGACTTAGGTAAGGTTGGTAATAGAAAATTTGCTAAATTTACTTTCATACTCCAGGGCGGATTCAATGGAACAAATATTTTTAAAGCAGACAACTTTAAATTAACTGACAATGCAGCCAAAAGAGAAATGGATGATAGCAATCAAGGTGAAACAGCAGGTTGCACAGTTGCTTCATTTAGAAAGGCAACTGATATCATGGCGTCAAAAACAGACGTAGATATTCAACTTCTTGCAATCCCAGGAATGAGAGAAACAGCAATAACAGATTATGCGATTACGTCAATCGAAAATCGATTTGATGCAATGTATATTATGGATATTGAAGAAAGAGATCAATTTAATAATGTTGTAACATCTTCTAATCAAAATCCACATGTCGCAAATACAGTTGCAACATTTAAGAATAGATCTTTGGATAGTTCTTTTGCAGCTGCTTATTTTCCAGACTTGGTAGTAAAGGATCCGGATAAAAATACTTTGGTCCAAGTACCACCTTCAGTTCCAGTTTTAGGCGCATATTCATTAAATGATAAAATAGGACATCCATGGTTTGCTCCTGCAGGCTTTACAAGAGGTGCCTTAAGTTCTGTAGAAATGGCAAATGTAAGATTAAATAGATCAAACCTTGATGATCTATACGATGCTGACATTAATCCAATCACAGCATTCCCAGGAACGGGCATCACAGTCTGGGGACAAAAAACATTATTAGCAACACAATCAGCGTTAGACAGAGTTAATGTTAGACGCCTTCTTATTAGTGTTAGAAGGAAGGTTAAAAATATTGCAAATTCTCTTCTTTTCGAACCAAACAGATCAGAAACATTAGAGAAGTTCAGCGCGCTTGTCAATCCAATTCTTCAAACAATTCAGGAACAGAGTGGTGTTGATAGATATAAGGTAGTAATTGATACGTCAACAACTACGCAAGCAGACGTTGAAAATAATACGATACGCGGAAAGATCTTCTTGCAGCCCACAAGATCTGTTGAGTTTATTGCACTTGATTTTGTTGTTACAAATGCAGGTTCAAATATTTAATTACGAGATATATATTAATAAAGATTTAGGAGAATAAACATGGCAGAAACACTTTCAGTTACAGATATGTTACCAAATAAGTTTGAACCCAAAAGAAATTATAGATGGGTTCTTGCTATTGAAGGTATTGACTCATTTTTGATGATGAATACGTCTAGACCATCAATTACAATCGGTGAAAAGAAGATCGATTTTATGAATAGCTACAGGTATGTATCTGGAAAGCTAACTTTTGGAGATTTATCTGTTAAACTTCATGATCCAATTGCACCTTCCGGAGCACAGCAGGTTATGGAGTGGATTAGAACACACTATGAATCAGTTAGCGGTAGAGCAGGTTATGCTGATTTTTATAAGCGTGATATACAAATAAAACTACTCGATCCAGTAGGAACAGTAATAGAACTTTGGGATGTTAAAGGTGCCATGATAACGTCAGCTAATTTTAATTCATTAGATTATAGTGGTGAAGAAATAATGGCAATTGATTTAAATTTAAAATTTGATAATTGCGTATTGCAATTCTAAATTTAATTTTTTAACTGTTTAATGAACGTTCGTATAATAATACGGACGTTTTTTATTTATAGGGGGATGTATGTCTGAATTATTTGGTAATAATGCTGCGCAAATGATGAAAAAAAATGTAATGAAAGAAGATTTTGGTTGGGAAGTTCCTGTTGAGTCAGTTCCTTTACCATCAAGAGGCGTAATATACTCACCAGATTCAACAATATACAATAGAGAAACAATTCCAATCAAGGCTATGACAGCAAGGGATGAAGACATATTATCAAGTCAAGCTTATATAAAAGAAGGTACTGTTATTAGCGAGCTTATTAAATCGTGTGTAACTGATAAATCTTTTAACATTGATGATCTCATTCTTGGTGATCGAAATGCACTGATGATATCAGTTAGAATCACCGGTTATGGTGCAGATTATAATGTTATATCAACATGCAAAAACTGTAGTCATAAAAACAATGTAACTGTAATGTTATCAGATCTTAAAATAAATAGACTAACAATTAATCCAACAGAAGAAGGTAAAAATGAATTTGAGTTTACGTTACCTGTGACAAAAAAGAGCGTAACTTTTAAATTTTTATCTATGCGAGATGATAAAGATCGTACAGCAGAACAAGCGATGTTAAAAACGGCAACAGGTGAAAGTATCACTAGCTTTTTAAGGCATTCGATACTCTCTATTGATGGCATCAAAGACAAAAATAAAATTCGTCATTTTGTAAATAATATGCCTGCATTTGATTCAAAAGAGCTTAGAAAATTTATTAGGGAAAATGAGCCTGGAATGGATATGGGCGCAAACTATATTTGTGAAAAATGCAGTTTTAATAATGAGTTCGAAGTTCCGATGTCATCAGAATTTTTTTGGCCCAGTACATAGCTGGCGCCAAGAGTTTTTGGAAGAAACTTTTCTGCTCCAGATGCACCTGGGAATGAGCTACAGTGAGGTGCGAGGATTACCGATTAGATATAGGCGGTGGTTTATTGAACGCTTGTCTAAGCATTTCAAAGATCAGAATGAATCGATGCAGGAAAAGTCAGATGCAAATCACTCAAATTCAAAATCATTTGAAGATTATCAGACAATGCTTGATAAGAAATTTAAGTAGGGCGATAAGTATATAGTATAAACTAGTGTTTTAGGTGATATTATGGCAGATGGCAATTTTACATGGGAAGGGTTCAACTATGACAAGATGGCCCAAGCAGCAAAAGACAAAGGCTTGTTTCAAGCATCTCCAGGTTCATCAAAAGTAGACCCAGGAAAACTTAAGCCAGAAGATCCAGGCCAGAAAGGGCTATCAGAGAGTCATAAAAAAGAGCAAGCTTATGAAGATGATAGACTTAAAAAAGCTGAACAGACTAAAAATCTTGAGACACAAATAAATAAAATAAAATCAGAGGGTAATAAAGATGATGAAAATTCAAAGAAGTCT